TGAAGCATTTGCTTCGTTTTGCTTCCAAAACTCTAAATTGTCAGAAATTTGAAATGTTACTGCCAATCCAGCAAAGGTGAATTTGTTATAAGGAAGTTTGCAATCTTCCTCAACAGCCAAGCGTTCAATTAAAATCCACCACCACGCATATGACACCATGCCGTGTAGCGAAATCATAATCATGATTTTAGGGTCACTTAATGCGCTTACATCGTGGCTAAAATAGTTTGTCAACTTAGCCATAACATCATCCCTCTACTTCCATCTAGTAACAAATATATCCATAACCGAGCACCCCAAAGCCTGTGCCCATCGAAATCGAGTTGAAGATTGAACCACATCTTTGCCACTCAATGCCTTCACAAGTGTTAGAGGCGAACAATGCGCCTCTTTCATAAAATCTAGTAACGTCATTTGCTTATTATGTAATAAGCGGTGAAATACATCACTCCGTAAAAACATATATCCCCCTTATTTATCAAACATTTCATTGATGTTATTATCATCAATTACTTCCCCTGTATCCGCATCAACAATATCATTGCCGACCATAAAAGTATCACCAGCCGCATCTAATGTTTCGCCATCAAAGTCAGTAACTGTATGACCTTCACTATCAATCGTAATAACACCGCCGTCATTTTCTAATGCAGTAGCTAACGCATTAGATCCTTGCATTTCAATGGACAAGATACCGTATTTACTTAACAATCGTTTGAGTACAGTCTTAACCGCCATCGTATGGAAGTCAGTCAAGCCCCAGCGGTCTGTACCTCCCTTATAATTTCTAGAGTACTTTTTGGCATGAGCCTGCATTTCCTCAATATCCATATATAGGAACTTTTCAAACCCATTAATAAGTTTAAAATAGGCCATATACCCAATAATTTCATCCCCGGCACGTTCACCGAATTCATATTCGCCTGTAAAGCGATTAACACACTTTACTTCGCCTTCGTATACAGGCACGGCGTTAATAGCCTTATATTGCCCGGTTCTCATAGCGAGTTGTATGTAGCCTTTGTAGCCCAACTGAAATTGAGCTTCATAACGGTTAGTCTTTCCATTATGAAACGGAATGATATAAGCAAACCCAAAATTCTGATTTACAGGTAAATTCATTGCAGCCGCCGTGGCACCAGCACCAATAATGGTGGCTGGGTCGGATTTCATCAATAATTCGTTATTATTAGCGACCGCCAATAAAGAGGAAATAAAAGCTGCCGAATTTTTACCAAGAATTTCGTTGAATCGGTTTTTAATATTGTCGTTTGATAACATTCCTTTAAGAGAATTATCCTGCTTTGCAGGTGCTAATTTGCTTGTTTTTAGAGTTACGTCTTTAGTTGTTGCCATTATTTAATATCCTCCTCAAATACGATTACTTTATTCTCGAGATCAATTCGCACATTGCTAATATCTAGCTCTAATTCACTGCGAAAATCTAAAATTTTAATTTCATAATCATCATCGACTTTTTCAAGTAATGATTTAAGCCATTCTGCCGTCATAATAATATAGCCTCCATTATTTACAACTGAATTGAGTCCGTGAAGGCTCATTTTTTATCACATACTTGCTGAATATATCAGGATAATCTGCAGCCAAGCCCTTTTTATCAAATCCATCAATAGCCTTTCTATATTTCCATGTGATTTTATGCTTATTGGTATAACCTACTTCATTATTAGCTAATAGCTGGCATAGATTATTTTGAGCCTCTTTGGCCCGTTCCTCAGCGTCCTTTTTATCGGCCTTAGCTTTCAAATACGCTTCAGCATAAATATCGGCGGAATCTTCTAATTGAATAGACTCAGGCTGAGTATTGGAATATAGTTGCCGTAATGCTTCTTGGCATGAATCAGATCCATCAACCGCTGGCATAGTGTCAGTTAATACAAAAGACCAGAACTCTTGCGCCGCTTCAATAATTGCCTCTATAACGTTATCGTTACGAGGAATTTCTTTGTAATAGTAATCATTGCCACCAACTAATGCAGCAATCCACCAACTCTTTTTACCAGTGACAGCCATATAGTGCTGACACTGAATGTAATAGGCATCAGGGACGCTGTCCCCTTGCCATTCATCCACTTTAAATGCGGAGGCTGTTTTGCACTCCAGCCCCGCATCAATTCCTACAATCTCCCTATCAATATTCGCTAATAAAAACGGATATTCAATGGATTGTAGTGTGAAATTATTATTTCTGACACTATACCCGGTACGAATAGCGAATTCATCTGCAACAATGCTTTCAAGCTTCGTCCCCCAATATGTAAATCGATTTCCATCATCCTTAGATGGTGTTGTCCGACCCGTTTTATCCATCCACACATCAAGTGCAGATCTATATTTGCTTAGGCCTAGAATAGCGGCCATATCTGAACCGCCTATACCACTTTTACGAAACTCTAACCATTCTTCACGAGTGGCCTTATTAGCATCAAACACTTTTTTGTAAGCCATATAATCAAGCTCCCTTCTGCTTTTCAAACAATTTAACATCAATATCTGAGGTATTAGGTGCAATTCTATGGCGATACGCCCATGAAAGAACCTTGTTATTGATAGTTTTATTAGTATGTACTGATTTATTAGCATATAATTTTGCTTGCACCAGCAATGCCCCATTGCCTTGTAGTGGTTTTAATTCTAAGCAAGCTACAAATTTATTGGCTTTCTTAACGCCCACAATAATGCATTGCCCCTGCTGAATCTTATTCGTGTAAGATCTGACGCAGTTTTTAAGCGCAACACCAATGTTCACTAAATCCGCCCCAGTTTCAGGGATAACAAATTCTAATCCGTTTGACTTTTCGGCTAATCCATCAGCCTTTAGCAACTCCACATATTCAAAACGCTGTTTATTTAGAATATTAACCAACTCATCATGTACATCCCTTAATTTGGGATGTGTTTCCCAAAATGTTGCTTTGTTCTCGGCTTCTAACTGTGAATACATAGTTATGATGTCCCATTCAAAATGGTTGCTTAAAAACGGAATAAGCTGATTTTTATATTCCTTTCTAAACCGTTTCAAAAATACTAGCGCTTGGGCATCATCAAATATTCTGAGTAAGATATGTTGCTTTCGGCTGAGTACATCTAACAATAATCGTTGCTCATTTATATCATCACTCAACATGACAATCCCTTTAAAAGCTGTGATTGAACCCGGATTTTTATGTAACCAGCGACGCATAAACGGCTTTAAATCTGTTATATTATGCCCCCTGATTAAAGCATCATAGAACGAATGATAACGACGTCCTAAATTAATAACATCAGCGTTAATGGCTTTGTTACCTGCTCTGCTCCATTCCCAAAGTTGAAAGGACAATGGTTTTGTTAAAGCCGGACCATCAGGGAATGCCATTCGCCATGCCATATTGAAAATCATTCCAGCACCATACCCATGCTCATTAGATACTCCCGTTGCTTGATAAACATCCTTAACCCGATAACCGGTAATAGCTGACATTCGTTTCTCGAACTCTAAACGAAGTACTTTAAACAGCATCCTAAATTGAGTGGCATAGTTAATCGCTGCAGATCTAGTTCTACATTGATGCAGCATGCCAACATATCCATATAGATTATTTGTAGTGCCTGAAATATGCTCTAAATCATAAATCTTGACTTTCTTTTCACCTTTTACATCGTCGATAAAAAGAACCCTCAAACTTTTAAAATCAAACCTGATTGTTTGATAAAAGCGCTTAGGCTGTTTGATGAGCTGGTCGCCCATCAATACAACCTGATGTCCTTGCATTTGGAGATCAACCCAGTCTTTGCAAGAAACAATAGAAAATCTAATATCAATAGGAATCGCATCAGATTCATTAATAATAAGCCCCACATGTTCTCGCGAAGGATTGGAACGATGTCCACAGAAAGGGCATACATAATAGTGTGCTCGTGTACAATACCCATTGCCCGGATGGTAATATTCAGGCCATGTAGCAGAGAATGAGGCATCACAATCAGCATGATAGATTACAGTTTTAGGTGCTTGCCATCCCTGATAGCGAACTACACTATCGTGTAATTTTGGAATTTCAAACGAATACAATATTTCCATAGTATTAACCAAATAATTCGTTAATATCAATATCAGTGTTTACTTCTGCTTTAGCTGGCTCAGGCTCAGGTGCTGGCGTAGGATCCTTAGGCGTATTATTCGCCTTTTCTTTCAACTCTGCAGCTCGTTTCTTTCCACCAGCCTGCTTGTCATTAGCTGCAGCCTTTTTATCGGCTTCACTAACTATATCAATAGCCTTAATAATAGATTGCGATGCTTTAATAACTGCATTATTGTAATCTAGGGCCTCTTGGAACTCATTAGCATCCTCAGGCGATAACTGCATCGCCCGTTCCAATGTTTTGTTATCAGCCTTTAATATTTCCACAACTCGTGTGTAATTGCTCTTATTATTCATGTATATACTCCTTCTTAAACAACAATTAACCAATTAATGTAATTAGTTCAGCCGCTAATTCTTTTGTTAAATTATCAACTGTAATTTTATTGCCCGGTACTTTATGTTTACCCATTAATGCCATATATGGTGTCAATCGATTTGCTTGGTCTGCTAATAACCATTCTTTTGCCTTATCAATTAAAGCCTGCTTTTTTGCGGCTTTATCATCATCGGTTGCATCCTGAGCGGGTTCCTTAGCTTCTGCCTGTTCTTGCTCCACTACGGGATCTTCTTTAGGTTCTACATCATTTGTTATTTTTTCAGCAGATTTAATGATGGTTACCTCTTCTGCAGTAGGTTTCTTAACCTCTACAGGCTCGCCCGGAGTAGCGTTCTTTGGTCCTAATGTAGCTACATCACAATGTGGTGTTACTACTTCTTTAGGGGAAGCACTTGCTGCTGGTGTAGCCTTTTTAGTAGACTCAGATTCTATAACAGATCCATTCATTAATTCGTTGTACTCGCTAATTTTTTTTGCTAAGTCTTTTGGATTTTTGAATTCGATTGTAAATTGGTTCATGATATTACTCCTTTTCTAAATATGCTTTAATAGCTTCCATTGTTTTAATAACGTTATCGATATGAACACGAATTTCAACCAATGGCGTCGAACATCTTTCATTTTTTAGATATTCAATTCGATTAGTTAAATAGCTCATAGTCATCCAGCCATAAGGAGTTGGGAAATTTCCAACTTTTTCATAGCTCGCCTTGATAAACCACGGTTCTATTACATTACCGTTTAATTTTAAAGTTAATTGTTCAAGTTCTATTTTTTTGCTCCTTTAAAATTTTCTATGATATAATGTGATTAGGTTATTATTTAACTAGGGTTGTGCTTGTTCCAGCAAGTGCAGCCCTTTTTCTTTCTTTTGCTCGCATTCGTAAATATGTAGAATGACAATTTTTACAAACACAAACGACCTTTCCAATTGCGGTATTAAATATGCTATAGGTTTCGTGATTAGTTAATTTATAACCGCAATGGTAACAACGTTTCACCATCGAATTATCGCCTCCCCGGTTACCCACCAATATGCAACACCCCATACTAGCAACATAAACAACGTGCCAAAAATAAAGCCTTCAACTATGTCAGCAAGCTGAGGGGCCATCATATTCCGCCTCTCGGATCTGCGACGTCGATATTGTGTAATTCGGTAATGTCGCCATTTCAATGCTTCCGTTCTGTCCACCATTTGCATGATATTCTTCCCTCCATTCTTCAAATTCTTCTAATATTCCGGGCCGGCTAAAAAAATCAATCATATCTTCAACCAGCCACGGTCTTACATCCCAGCTCATTCAGAATCACCACCTGCATTGATTGGTTTTACATCAATATTTGTAGCAGTAATAATGATTTGAACATCATTTTTGCCAAATGCTTTGAGCGTATCTCGGATATCACTCATTTGGTCCAGCGTTCCAAGTGGTAAATCGCCAAGCATTGATAAAGCGTCTGACATCTTCATCACTCTCCTTTTTGTTTCATATCGGCAGCTTTAAAATATAATCTGTAATACATCTCTAAAAACTCATCATATAAATCTGCCAAATCAGCCATATAGGCTACGTCTGCCAGTTCGTAACAAGCATACATATTTCTGATTACATTCTCTTTATTTGCATAATCAATGTCGCTTTTGACGAATTTTATACGAGCCTGTAAATATTTCTTTAAATTCGACATTTAGTACTCCTTACATACCCAATAATGACAATATGCTAGCTACCAATGCTGCAAATAGTGCAATGTTCATGCCTAAATCGATTAATGACATAATGTTCACCTCCTTATAAATCAAGTTTGAATTTAATAGTGTATAGTCGATGCAAGTATTCTTGATTGCGTTCAAGAGTTTCTTGCTTTGACCGCTTTGTAGGATAGCTGTAATCGTAAACTCCTGCTTTAATATCTACGATTACCTTTTCTATTTTGGTGACAATTTTTTCAAATTCGCTTTTGGGATAAGCCCAGTGAGTAATAACAATCATCCCTGTGCGTTTGTAATAATCCTCGATGTAATCCATCGGTAGAAAATCACAATGTTTATACTGCATCTCTTCCATGGGTTTAAAGCCCCAACCTGCTTTGTAATTCATAAATGGCTCCTTATAACTTTACATTTAGCTAACTTTTAAATCAAAAAAATATCTTGCATATTCAAATGTGGATTATGCGCTTTAAATATAGTGAAGATTAAACTCATTTCTTTTTGATTAAATCCTCGCTTTCCAGTTTCTTTCTGAGAATAGGCCCCCTCTGAAATCCCTAACACCTTTACAATATCTTGTTGAGTGAGCCCAAATTGGTTTCGTAACTCAATCAACTTTGTCTGTTTCACTTTATCACCTCATTTCTTTTATTCACATTTGGTTAACTTCTATGAGTTGATTATACTTCACATTTTGTAAAGTTGCAAATAAAATGTTTTTAAACTTTACGTTTAGCTATTTTACTTTTTCTTTACATTTTGCTAACATCAAGACATAGAGGTGTAACAAAATGAAAACTTTAGGAGCGAGAATAAAACAATTAAGGAAATTAAAACATTATACGGGGCTTGAATTAGCCAAAATGCTAAATGTTGCTGTTCCTACGATATCAATGTGGGAATCTGATAAACGGAGACCGGGAGCGGATATGCTTCAACAGATAGCATCTATTTTTAATGTATCTATCGAATACCTTTTAACAGGTGAACACCCTACTACGGATGATGGATATTATTATGATCCGGAAGTAGCAGAATTAGCGGAGGAAATAAAAAATGACCCCGATTTGCGGTTGTTATTAGACGCAAAGCGGAGCCTATCAAAAAGCGAGATGGAAAGTATTATAAATATCACGAAGTCGTTATTACAAAGGGAGCGGGGGGACGATTACGAGTGATTATAGTTAAGCTAGTAAATTTACCGACTGGCTGCGGGGGATATGTTAGGAAAAACGAAGATGATACCTATACAGTAATACTGAATGCAAAATTATCGCATGCAGAAAATCAAAAAACTTATTTGCATGAACTGAGCCATATTAATTTTGCAGATCATGATTCACCGCAACATGTGAATCTTATTGAATCCAAAAGGCATATATAATATAGATTTGTTTATTATTATAAAATCCATCTCATTTTAGTTATTATAAGGAGCCAATTATGAATAACTATCCATTTAAAGTAATTGAAATCATCGATGCAGCAAGAATTATAATTAATGCAGGGGAATATGATGATATAGCTATTGGACAACCTTTGAATATAGTAAAAAAAGGTACCCCCGTAAAAGACCTTGAAGGGCAGGAATT